ATCAAGAACTCCGGTTGCCTGTACACGGTCGCTGACAACTTATCTGCTGACGCTACCTACCTTGGTGGCACGGCTACGGTTGACTTCTCTGTGCCAATTACCCAGGTCAACAACGCCCAGGGCACGTCTTGGCTGGGTGATAACTTTGACACTGTGCTGCTGTACGGATGTCTGGTTGAGGCCTACACCTTTATGAAGGGTGAGACCGACCTTATTGCCCTGTACGACGGCAAGTACAAGGAAGCTATGGCGATGGCCCAGCGTCTGGGCGATGGTCTGGAGCGTAGCGACGCATACCGCAGTGGCCAGGCGCGTGTTGCGCCGCTACCGCAGAATAACGGGGTGCGTTGATGGCCTTCACGGGGAATTACACCTGCAATACCTTCAAGACTGGCTTGCTGAACGGCACGTTTGACTTCACGACGGACACGTTCAAGATTGCACTGTATACAAACACAGCTACGCTCAATGCCGACACTACCGCATACACCACCACGGGGGAAGCCTCTGGTGGAAACTATGCTGCTGGCGGTTTGGCTTTGACAGTGACGCAGGTGCCGACGATTGGTAACCAGACCGGGCAGAACGCAGTGGTGTACATCTCGTTTGCCAACGCCTCTTGGACCGGCGCTATCACCGCACGTGGTGCGTTGATCTACAAAAACGGCGGTGGCAACCCGGCAGTTTGTGTGTTGGACTTTGGCTCAACCAAGACCTCGGTCAACACGTTTGAGGTGCAGTTCCCAACGTCGGGTAGTACGACATCAATTATTCGCTTGGTATAAAGGAGAGCATATGGCACTGGTACTAACAACCAAAGGATACATGGACGAGAACCTGCTTGAAAAACGAGAAGGTTCCGTTGATAATGAGAACGAGTTCACACGCTGGATTGAGTTCTGGTTGGACGGCGAGTTGGTGCATCGTTCGGTGCATGTAGAGTTGAAGAAAAACGTTCTGGCCGACGGTATGGCCGCAATGCTCGGTTGAAAGGACTGAAAAATGGCAAACACGCAAGCTATGTGCACTTCGTTCAAGACGGAGCTGCTGACGGCAACCCACAACTTCGGCACCGCTCCTACGCGCGGATCTGGCACGGCTGACACCTTCTACGGTGCGCTGTACTTGACCTCGGCTACGCTGGGTGCAGGCACCACGGCTTACACCACCTCTGGTGAAGTTTCTGGCGCAGGCTACTCGGCTGGCGGTATTGCTGTTACCAACGCTACGGCCCCGACTTCTTCGGGCACCACCGCTTACTGGACCCCGTCCGCAAGCCTGGTGTACACCGGCGTGACTTTGACTACTGCTTTTGACACTGTTCTGATCTACAACCAGACGCAGAGCAACAAAGCAGTGAGCGTTCATACCTTCGGTTCGCAGACGATTACGGCTGGTACGTTTACCTTGACGATGCCTGCCAACACGAACACGACCGCCCTTATCCGTCTGGCGTAAGCCGTCCCCGGTCTAGGGGAGGGCCATGCTGGGTATAGCCCCATTTGCAGCAGCGCCGTTCGCATCCCTTGCGGGCGACGATAAATCTGTTGCGCTCACAGGAATTGCAGCGACTGGGGCTGTAGGCGATGTCACGTTATCAGCGGACATCGAGCTTTCCGGTGTTTATTCCACGCTCTCCGTTGGAGACGTCTCCCCCGAACTTGCCATTGATCTCACCGGCGTTGACGCCACGGGTGAGGTCGGTGACGTTTCTTATTCCCAAGAAATCTCAGGCGTTGAGTCCACTGGTGAGGTGGGCGATGTCACGTTTGGTGGCGCTGAGATTGAGCTTTCTGGTGTCGAGGTTACCGGCGCTGTTACCCAGACATTCCCTGAGACTGAAGTAGCAATCACGGGCGTTGAAGCCACGGGTGAAGTTGGCGATGTTGTTGCCACGCAGGTACTCGATGGCGTAGAGACTACCGGAGAGGTCGGCACAATTGAGAACGGCGGTATCGTCGTTGACTTGACTGGCGTAGAGGCGCTTGTTGAACAAGGCGAGATGATCGCCACCCAGGTCTTGGACGGGGTTGAGCTAACGGGTGAAGTTGGTGATCTTGGTATTGGTGACCGCGAGATTGAGCTGACCGGCGTTGAGACTACGTGTGAAGTTGGCGACATTTTCTACGCGCAGGGCCTTCAGCCGGATGTGGCATTTGGTCAAGTTGGAACCGTACTGTCTGAGATTGAGGTTGCTGTTACGGGTAACCAAGCCACTGGCGCTATTGGCGATGTAATCCCTGGTTTTGAAGTCCCGGGTGTTGAGGCCACGGGCGCGGTCGGTAGCGTTGCTTTGGGCGATCGTCAGATTGCCATTTCTGGTGTGTCCAGCACTACCGCCGTTGGTACTGTTATTTACGCTCGTAGCGAAGCTATTACTGGCAATCAGGCCACAGGCTCCGTTGGCACGGTTGAGTTCTCCTACGTTGCAGATGGCCAGGTTGCGTATGGCCAGGTCGGCATTCTTGGGGTCATTCACACAGTTGCACTGATTGAAGGCTGGGGCGCGTACGGTTGGGGTGTTGAGCCGTGGGGTGGTTCTCCTGGCGCAAGTCAGATTGATACAGCAGTTGGCAACGTTGTTGGCGGCCAGCTGCTTGGCCCGGGCGTGTCCGCCACGGGCGGTGTTGGTAGTGTTACACCGGGTGTTATTCCGTTCCCCGAGGGTGATGTTGCTTACGGGTTTGTGGGCACGGTTGGAAACATCCACGAGGTAGCCCTTTACACCGGCGACGATATTGGCTGGGGTAACGTAACTTGGGGCGGTGACACCAGCAGTTCTGGTTACTATGACGTGGCTTGGGGTGGTGCTCAGAACCACAACCCGGCTGTTGCGTATACGGCAGTTGGGACTATGGTTCCTGTGCCAGAGATACCGCTGGTTGGGGTCGAGGCAATTGGTCAAGTTGGAACGGTTAGTCCGTCCCATACGCTTGATCCGCTGACTGGTGTTGTTGCCACAGGGCAGGTGGGTACAGTTACTGCAAACATTACTGTTGGCCTAACCGGAGTACAAGCCACGGGTGAAGTTGGAACGATGGGAGTTATCCACATCAACGACTTGACCGGGGTGCAGGCGGTGGGTATAGTGGGCAATGTCTGCGTCGGCAATTGGACGATAATTGACACCACCCAGAATGCAAGCTGGGCAGTGATTCAGTCCGCACAAGCGTCCAGTTGGCAGGCTATCCAAAACAGCCAAGATGCCGAGTGGGATCTTGTTGTGACAGAGAAGTGTTGAGGATAAACGATGGCTTTAGTTCTAAAAGACCGGGTCCAAGAAACGACCACGACAACGGGTACGAGCGACTTTACCCTTGGCGGAGCTGTCCTCTCCTATCAGGCTTTTTCTGCCATCGGCAACACCAACACCACCTACTACACCGCGTTTGATCCTAATGCCGGAGATTGGGAAGTAGGTATTGGTACGTACTCAACGACCGGTCCGACCCTGACCCGTGACACGATTTTGGCCTCTAGCGCAGGCGGCGCCAAGGTTTCGTTTGGTGCTGGGCAGAAGAACGTATTCTCCACGTACCCAGCTGAGCGCTCGGTTAATCTGAACTCTGCTGGCACGTACATCACCCCGTCTGCGTTTGACACGGTTACGGCCAACACGGCTACATTGACTGCGGGCACTATCAGCACAACGCCTTCCAGTGCGACGGACTTGGTTAATAAGCAGTATGTTGATACTACGGCTGCTGCGTCGCTGCACTATCACGCACCGGTCAAATACGAGGTACCCAATACTACGGGCAACCTAAACGCCGCGTATAACCAGCCGGGCGGCGCCGGTGTGGGTGTTGGTGCTACCCTGACTAATGCGGGGACAAAAGCGGCCTTTGCGCCTGACGGTCCGACGGCTTCGATTGGCGACCGGATTCTTGTCTACAACCAGACAAATGCTTTTGAGAACGGTGTGTACACCGTTACTACTGTAGGAACCCCCGATCCTGGCGGTACAAACTGGGTGCTGACTCGCGCTACGGATGCAGATACGTACGCCCCCAGCAGCCCTAATTCTTTGGGTCAAGGCGATGCGTTTTTTGTAACGTCCGGCAACACCGGTGCAGGCGAGACTTACGTCTGTAATACAGTAGGCGCAATTACGTTTGGTACGACCGCGATTAGTTTTGTCCAGATTTCTAGTGCGCAGGTGTACAGCGCTGGCACCGGCCTGAACCTGAACCCGGCAACCACGTTCAACAT